TTCTAATCAGGGCCCTGACATGGGTGAGGCTGAAGTCAAGATCTTCACGCGCTATGGCGCTACTACCCCCATGAGACAGCTACTCCGTGCCAACATGGATGTCCACGGTGGCAGCCGCCTCGGTGTGAAATTTAGTCTGCCGTATTGCAGGCTGAGTGGCGACCCTCACACCACGCTCATGAACACATTGTGGAACCTGTTAGCAATGTCTTATGTGTACTGCCGTGCGCGCAACTGCCACCCCAAAGAGATGGACGTCCTCTTCCTCGCTGGTGGCGACGACTCCCAGTTGAACTATGATGGCGACAGGATTGATTTTGAAGCCGCTCTCGCTGAGCTCGGCCTTCCCGCGACCATCAAGCACGTCGACTCCATGGCTCATGTCGAGTTCCTGTCATGTCGTCTTACCCGCACGAGTCGTGGCTGGCGCTTCATCCCCATGGTTGGCAAGTTGATTGGCAAGCTCGCGTTCTCTGTGCGCGCCACCCCCGAGACTGCGCCTGGTATTCTGCGTGGTGCCGCGCTCAGTGTCTGCGCCCAGCTCTCCGGTTCACCCATCGGTTGTGCCTTCGTCGATTGCCTCCTCCGCATCACGCAGGGGGTCGAGGCCATCGCACCCCGAGATGAGCCATGGCGCATGCTCGCGACCAACACCGGACAGCCTACTGATGAGACCTGGGACGATCTCCTGCAGCAGTACCACTGGAATGAGTCACTGCAAGAGGAGCTTGAGAACGATCTCGCTAAGGTCACCACGCCCGGCACTCTCATCGACTCCGGCATTCTCGCCCTCCTCATTGACATGGACTGCGCTCGTAAGGATGTGTTTGTCGAGAAACCTCCTGAGTCTGATTCACAAGACCCGCTGCCTGCTGAGGGCACCGGTGACCTTGAAGCTCGCGCCCTTGCTCACAATCAGGAGATGCATGCCACAAACGGCAACCGGAACGGCCGGCGCGTTGGGCGCAGGCCCGCCGCCCCCGGCGCCATCATTGCCACAATTGGTGGTGCCAACACTGGTCGGAGAATGCGCGTCGTCACCGCTAGGCGCGCTCCAGTTAGTGTTGCCGTCGAGCGTCGGACCACACGTCCTCGCGCGGCGCGGGCTGGCTCGTCAGGAGCGTTCAACCAGTCCGCGGCGCCCGCTGCCTTCGCCACCACCCAACGGTCCGGCAAGCCCTTGTTCGTTCGTGCTACTTTCGATCGGACAAGGATTGTGCATCGTGAGCTTATTCAGGCAGTTAATGGTACCACGTCGTTTACTGTCTCGCAGTTCCCACTCAACCCCGGATTGTCCGTTACCTTCCCTTGGTTAGCCACTCAGGCAGTTGCGTGGGAGAAGTACAGGTTTAACAGGCTCGCGTTCTGTTATTACACGCGAGCCCCCACTTCCACGCAGGGTTCTTTCCTTCACGTGCCTGACTATGACGCAGCTGATCCGGCTCCGACCACCGAGACGATTGCATCTACCTATAATGGCGCCGTGGAGGATGCTGTGTGGAAGGATAGTTGTTGCGAGCTCGACGTCAAGATGTTCCGAGAGCTGTTCATTAGGACTGGTGCCCTAGCCCAAAACCTCGACATCAAGACGTACGATACGGGCAATTTCTTCTCGTGCACCACTGATGCGTCGTCCGCGAGTCCCATCGGTAAATTGTGGGTGGAGTATGACATCGAGCTGATCAATCCGCAACTTCCTGCCACCGGCATCAGCACCACCGCCACGGTCATCAGTGGCGGGACCGTGACCGTCGCTAATCCTCTCGGCACAGCGCCAGTTGCCGCTGGCGGTTTTGGTCAGTCCATTTCAGGCAGTGACGTCACCTACAACGGCCTGACTGCGGGCGTCGAGTATTACGCGTCGTTCATCACCTCTGGCACTTCTATCACTGCCACTGCTCTCACGACGTCCGGCTTCAATCTCAGCACCACTCAAGTCACTAGTGCGATCAACGCCGCTGGCACAGCTGGGATCGCCACTTTCACCCTCATCCCAACTGGGACATCCGGCGT